CGGGGATGCGGCGGTGCATCTGGCACTGCATGACGCGGCGGCGCTGGGTGTGGTGCTGGACGCGGTGACAGACCCCGAGGCGCGGGCTGCGCTGAAGGTGCTGGCGGGGTTGATTGAGGACCTGCGGGCGCTGGTGCTTGGGGGACAATATGACGCCTGAAGAACGTAAGCTGGCATTTGCAAAAGCCGTCGATGCGCTGAGCGTGCAAATGGGCGTGCGGGTGGCGCTTGATCTGGCGGTTGAGCAGGACGGCGAAAGCCTGCGGGTGAAGCCGGTGATTCGGCTGGAGATTGTTGAGCCGCTAGAAGGCGGGTTATCGGAAGTGATAGCGCAGGCGGAGACCGATGCAAATCCGGGTTGACGTATACGACGTGAACGGGGCGCGCGTGGGTGAGGGACCGATCACCACGGCGACGCGGGTGCAGGTGACGCGGGCGCTGGATGGCGCGGGGAGCGTGAGCATCACGACACCGGCACGGGACACCCGTGCGCGTGAGCTGCTCATCAATGAAGCGCGCGTGCGGGTGTGGGTGGATGACCGCGGGGCGATGCGCGAGGTGGCGCGGGGAATCGTGCGGGAGGTGCAGTACAGCGCGACGGCCAGCGGGTGGACCCTGACCGCGAGCGGCCCGGATATGCTGGACGAGCTGAAGCGGCGGAATGTCAAGTTCGGGCGGAGCTACGTGAATACCCCGCTGCGCGAGATTGTGAATGATCTGGTGGCGCTGGTGCCCGGATGGCGGGCGGTGTGCAGCATCGACACACCATACACGGGGCGATTTGACGCCGCGACGGTGCTGAAGGCGCTGCAATCGCTGGTGGCGTATCAGGGCGCGCACTTTCGGTACCGGCTGGGGGCGGACGCGCTGAACGTGCTGGAGGTGGGCGAGTTTGGGACGGATGCCGGTGTGCGTTTGGTGAACCCGGAACGGTTCCCTGACTGGTCTTACGAAAACCGGCAGGTGGTGGCGGTCTCGGACTTTCGGGTTGAGACCACGAGCGCGGCGGTGGCTAACCGACTGTATGCACTGGGCGCAGGGCAGAACGTGGACGCGGCGCTTGATTTGGGCGGGACCACACGGGGCGAGCCGCCGGTGCAGAGTGAAACGGCGAACGGGCGGACTCTGTACTACATCGAAGATGCAGCCAGCATTGCGGAATATGGGCTGATCGAACACGTGGGGCAATTCAAAGAGATCGCGCCGCTGGACAACACCGAGGCGCTGCAACTGCTGGCTAAAAACGCGCTGCACGATGCGGCGGCGGAGTGGTTAAGACGCTATGCATGGGCGCAGGCGCATTATGTGGCGACAGTTCCCGCGGCGGGACTGACGGTGTGGCAGGGTGACCGGCTGACGGTCGATTATGTGGACGTGGTGGACGATGGCGGGACGCTGATCGACATCCAGCGGGTGAAGGCGGCGTGCTGGGTGATGCGGGCGACGGAATCGTTTGATGAGGACGGGTCACAGCTTTCGCTAGAGCTGAGCGACATAGACCGCTATGAAGAGAGCACGGCTAAGGTGGTGGTGGGGGCGCTGGAACAAATCCGCTTGCAGAACGTGGTGGTGCAGCCTAGCTTCAACCATTACACCTACGGGCCGGAGCAGCTGGAGGTGGACAGCACTAACACGGGCACGGTGCAGCTCATCATCACCGATAAGACGTACAGGGTGGTGCAGGTGCTGATGCGCGTGCGGACTCAACCGTTCACCAGCACGGCGCGCGGGGCAGCCAGCGTGACGAGCAACGGGGGCGGGGACCACAATCACCGCGTGCTGGTCGAAACGACTATAGGCGGCTTTCCTTTCGTTTCGCGGCGGCCTTACTGGGGGCGCAACAGCAGCGGCGGGGCTTTCATCGGGGTGGCGATAGAGACGGCGGGCGGGGACATCTGGACGGAGAGCAGCAGCGGGGCGCATACACATACGATCCCGGCGGCGGCGCTGCAATATGGCATCTACAAAGATACGCTGCGCCCGGGGAACATGAGCATTGTGTGCAACGGTCAGACGGTGACGAGCGGCGCGGGGCTGACGGGGAGCGATTATGATGCGACGTTTGACATCACAGAAATGATCTTATCGCGCGTTGGGGGATGGCGCGGGGTGCATAATGTGGTTATCGCCCCGACTGCGGGGCAAGGTGAGGTGTTGGTGACGTTCGACGTGTACGAGTTGATCACACCAACTTTGAGCGCGGGGAGCGCGGGATAAATGGAGCTTGGGCAGGTGTTGGAAGCGTATGGACTGATTGGCCTGCTAGTGGTTATAGCAGGTCAATTTGTGCTGACGCAATTGATGGCACAGCGGGCGCGCGTGAAGATGGAAGCGGCGGCGGAAGACCGGCTGGAATCGCGGCATCAGGCGCTGATGAAGCTGATGAATGAGCGACTGGCGGAATCTAAAACCGAACGCGACACACTGGCGGAGCAGATGCACGCGGCACGGGCGCGGATCACTTCGTTAGAGGAAGAGACCCGCGCGGCAGACAAACAGATTGATGAGCTGAAGATTGCGCTGGAAGTGGCGCGGCGGGACCTTGCAGAGGCGCGCATACGGGCGGCGCAACTGCCGGAGATGACCACACAGCTCAACACTCTACAGGAGCAGATGAAAGTTGTAAGAGCTGCGCTTGCAGAAGAAAAGAAGCTGCGCGATAGTGCTGAGAAGCGGGTGCAAAATCTAGAAATGTGGAACACCCGTGCTACGGCTGACAACGCGATGCTGCTGGAAAAGGTGGCGCATTTGAGCCAGCAGAACCAGCGGCAGGCGGAGCAGATCGTGGTGCTAGAACAGGCCCTCATTGAGCTAGGCCGGGCGCAGGAGCAGGCGCGTGTTTACGACGGACGAACTGACAATGCTATCGCTGCATCATCAGCTGATGGCGCGGTATCTGGCGCGGATGGCGGTGACGTGCCGCGAGAGCGAGACGCTGACGCCGATGGCAGAGTGGCTGACGGCGATCAGCAGCCAGCACGAGAAGATGTATCAAATTTATCAGAACGTAGCCGACAGGGAGCAGGACAACATGAAACACATGAAAAACTGGGGCGTGATGCTGGTGGCGATGCTGCTGCTGGTGGGCGTGGTGGTGAGCCCGGTGATGGGCCAGACGGACGCGGGGGGTGAGGCTTCACCGTTTGCTACGGTGACAGCGGAGCCGGAGAGCACCGATGAGGTTATCATTGTGGTGCCGACTGAGGGCGCGGCGGACCTTATCGTTGAGATCGGCGAGGTGGTGCGCGACGAGGCTGAAAAACAAATCGGCGGGGTGTGGAACAGCGTTCTTGTGGTGCTGCTGGTGGTGGTGGTGACGATTGTGCTGCCTGCGCTTTTTTTACTTTTCCAGAGCGCGCCGCCGTGGTTACAGAAGCCGCTGGCTGAGCTGATGAAATCGCTGGCGGATGGGCTGCAACTTCAGTATGATTTGCTGAAGCAGCGCGCCGCAGAAACCGCGACACCGATTGATGATGTGATGGTGGGAGCGGCTGGCCAGCCATTCGAAGAAGTGCTAAGACGCCTGCGCGAGATGGAATTGAAACTGGACGCGCTGAGCGCTGAACAGCCGAAGGGCTGAACTTTATACTGAAGCAACAAAAAAGCCCCGTTCTGGGGCTTTTTGTTTTGGCGGGGGTGAGGGGGAATACTCGGGGATTATCCCCCGCCTTATGCCTGCATTGTGCCAGAAGCCCATGCCGGTTAACGCACAGCAGGGACCGCGAAGGCGACACGCTTGGAAAGCAGCGCACGCGATAGGTCCTGTTCTTTGCCCACGTACTTCTCGGTTGTGCCGATGCTGCGGTGGCGGAGCTGGGCGCGAATCTGGTCCCACTCGTAGCCGTTTGAGCGCATGAGGTGGGCGCAGGTGCGGCGCATGTCGTGGGCAGTGATGGGCTTATTGAGGGCGGCACGGGTGCGGCGTTCGACAATCTGGAGAATGGCGCGGGGGGTGAGGCCGCGAGCGGGGGTGAAGCCACGCAGGCCGAGGGCGGGGATATGATCACCCCGCAGCAGGGGCTGGAAGACAGGGACGCTGCCGGTGATTTGAGAAGCGGCATCCGCACGGCTGTTCCACGCATCGACGAAGGCGAAGATCAACGCGTGGGCGGTGGCGTCGATGCCCACAGGATCGACGTTTGAACGCTTGCCACGCACGCGGACCTCAAAACAATCGCGGCCCGGGGTGATTGAGTCGGGCGTGATGCGGGCGATCTCGGCAGCGCGCAGGCCGGACGTGATGCCCAGATACATGAGGGCGAGATCACGCAGGCCGGTGAGGGTGTGCAGCTCGGCGGTGAACGATTCAAACACGTGGTTGACCTGCGCGAGCGTGAGGCGCTGGCCGTACTGCTCAAGCGCGGGGCGGTTTGAGGTCTTATCTGGCGCGGGGTTCTTCGTCGATGCGGCCAGACGGAACTGGCGCTGTGCTTCGATAATAAAGACGAAGTCGCCGCCGTTTTGCGGGATGACGGTTTGTTCATCCAGCGCGCGGATGAAGTGGCGGACGGCGGCCATGTGGCGGGTGATGGTCGAAGACGTTAAGCCTTCGCGCTTGGCGTGGGCGATATAGTCGGTGACACGGGCGCGGGTGGGCATGGCCATGGGGTCCCAATAAAAGGTATAGTCTTCATCTGAATGGCGGGCCACGTGGGCGCCCAGAAACGCGCAGAAGCCCGCGAGCGAACCGAGGTAAGCGCGCATGGTGTGGCGTTCGTGGCGGCTGCCGGGCAGGGCTTCGATATGGTTGATGACTGATTCCAGCGCGGCCTGCGGGTCAAAATAATCCTGCCAGTGGGGCGCATGGGCGCGGTGAGCATCGGATTGCGTTAAGGTCGGGTTGTGATGTACAATATCAGTGCGAGCCAACATCTTGCTTTCTCCATTGTCCTAATCACTACGGGTAATTGGTTTTCTGTGAACTGATTTTCCCGCGAAAAGGTCCACGTCGTGCAGCGTGGGCTTTTTTGTTGCGTGAATAAAAGTTCATTTAGATGAATTATAGTTCACCTAGTTGACAAAGTCAAGCAGATGAACTATTCTTAAATCAAGGTTGCGAAAGGACCCCGAATGAAGTTCAGAATCAAATTGAAGGACGCGCACAAAGAATCAGGCCTTTCGCCGTGGGCGGTCGCGAAGAAGGTGGGGCTGGCTCAAAACACTGTACGGAAGTACGTGGAGTCGGATTTCATAGACGCGGAAAAGATCGACGCGGACCTCATCGCCCTTATTGAGTTTTGTGGTCGAGACTGGCGGGATCCGTCGGTTATCGAAGTTTTACGAGACTAGCTCATAAGGATGGGTGACATGCGTAAATTCTTTGTGATGGGCCTGCTGGTATTGCTGGTGGCGGGCGTGGCGATGGGGCAGGATGTGGAGACACCCACAGAATGCCCGACAGGCGCGGCGGTGTTTGAGGCGCTGGCCAGCATGGCCGGTGAGCTGGACACCGAAGGCATGGAAACGCTGGCGGTGCTGGACCTGCTGCGGGCGGCGATCAGTGAATACACGGTGGCCTGCACGGGGCTGAACTTCAGCAGTGAGCAGGACGGGATGCAGCCGGTGATTGGGCCGGTGGAAATTCCCGAGGGTATTTACCGCGTAACGGCAACGACTGAGGGTGGAATTATCTCAAAGATTGACGTTTTGAGCGGTGAATGCGGTGGCTATGGTGGTTCGCTGGTTTCAGCACCTAAGGGACAAGCCAATAACGGGGCGCAGGTGGTCTTTGAATCGGCAGGGTGTGAGGCGCTGGTAAGCATTACGCTTTCTACCGATGCATGGACATTGGCATTTGAGAAGCTGCGCTAACGGATAAAAAAGCACCCCCCTACCCGTTGTGTGCTTGGCTGCGACACGGATAGAGGGGCGAGGGATCAGGGCGCTGACAGCAGCAGTGCCGCCTGATACAGACGAACACCCCTGCTGCTTTGCGCACCTTAACAACTGAATAGGTCATAACCGTTTCAAAATGAGGTCATGACGGCTCAATTGTTCGGTGAAACAGTCGGGGTACTGGGATTTGAACCCAGGGCCTCTTGCACTACATTCTTCTTTTGAACTCCTCCTCTGCCCTCATGTTTCAGTTGTTTTTACCCTTCCTTTTTGAACTCAATAATGCGCTGCGGTGCTGTCACTGTGGCTAGGTCTTGCAGTGCTTTTTCAGCGCTTTCGTAGTCTGCCGGGTAATAGTGTTCTAGGGTGATCGTCACGGACGAGTGACCCAGAGCGGCGGCGGCGATGGAAGGCGCGATGCGGGCATCTGCAAATTGGTGGCCCTTGCGGTGACGCAGGGAGTGACTGCCGAGCGAGCGCACGTTTGCAGCGATGCAAGCGCGGCGGACCACCTGCCCGACTTGAGCCGATGAGAGGGGATTACGACGGCGAGAGAACACATACTCGCCGTGATAACGGCGGCGCAGCAGCCATTTACGCAGGGCGGCGGCGCATTCTTCACCAAAGGATACGGGGCGGGTCTTTTGACCCTTTTCAGTCACGATAGCACGGCGGGCGGTGAAATCAATATCATTCACCTTGAGGCCCGCCGCCCCGCCAGCGCGACAACCGGTATCTGCAAGAAACATAATCAGCGCATAATCGCGCGGCTTGTGCCATGTGATTTTCAGGATCGCTTCTAGTTCACCGTCGGTCATCGCTTTTTCACGAGGGCGGGCGAGATGGGCTTTGCGGGTCTTGATGGCATGGGCCGGTGACTTCTCCAGCTCTTCGATCTCAATGAGCCAATTAAAAAAACATTTGATCGACTTGACATGCTTATTGCGCGTAGCGAGGGCATAGCCGCGCTTGTCTCTTAGGGTGGCGGCATAGTCGATCAGCATGGCGGGGCGGATGCTTTGCACGGGCGTTTCGCTGCCGAGGGCTTCGACGAAGGGGGTGAGCACATCTTGATACGTTCGCCGCGTGGTGCGGTTATCGTAGCGGGATAGGAACAGGTTCACAGCGATTGCGAGCTTCATCTATCTCTTCTCCAGAATCCAAGAACAACCGAGAAAGCAAAAAATGATCGCCTCCGTCGGGTGCGGGCTAATACAGATGTCTCTGTGACCTACAGGCTTTACGGGGTCGCTTTCGTCTGGGCGACAACGGGCGGGGGTGCGTGCAGGGCGCCCCTGCCCTACTGACAGTGTACAACCCTGCGGGCTAAAAGATCAACCAAGAGAAACCATGTTATCGGAAGTGGTGAGATGGTGGTGAAACGGCGCTTTGACCCGCGGCAGCGGCTGCGGCCCGGGGTGGAGATTGCCTTTAGGAAACGGATGGTGCGGGTGATCGGTCTGGAGCACGACAGACACGGGAACCTGCTACGGATACGGGTGCAGTATGTGGGCGGCACAGGACGCTCTACAAACTGGATCAGCAGAGGCAAGACGTTAAACGAATTGTTGGACTCGCTCAATAACCAAAACTAGGACGGTGAAACGATGGTTCAAAACGGCAATGGAGACGGCAGCAGAGAAGGAAAAGACATCCGCAGCGCCTATACGACACGCACAATGTCGCCGCTGGACTGGGAGATCAGGATTGCGAACATGCGCGAGAGCCTGATGACGCAGGCCACGAAGATCGCGCAGCTTAAGAAGGAAGTGGACCGGCTGAGCGTGATCATCGACGAGAGCGACAGCGAGCACGGCATGACACTGGACATGCTGGCGAATGCTGAAGGTGTGCTGAAGGCGATCAAGAAGATTGCCCTGCTCAATGAGGACCGCGGGGAGATGCTGATGATCCTGCGGCTGGTGGATCGCTACTTTGCAGACCCTAAGCGCGAATGATGGCAGTTTACATCCTAGAGTTCGAGCGCCCCCTTGGGAGTGATCGACATCAGGCACGGTACTACATCGGCTTTTGCGAGGACAGCCGCTTCAATGCACGGATGCGGCACCACGCAAAAGGGACGGGTGCGAGAATCACGGCGGCAGCCGCCGCGCAGGGCATCGGGTTCAGGGTGGTGGCGCTGTTTGAAGGCAAGGGGCGCGACTATGAACGCTACTTGAAGCGGCAGAAAAACACGCCGCGACTGATTGCACAATGGCGAAAGCAAGGAGTGATTTAGCGATGGCCGTGAAGACGGTGAATTTGCCGGTGGTATGGACGATGAATCGCGAGATGGCGATGATGGCGCAGCACAGCGGGCAGATGGAAGCCATACAGGCACGACGCGCGGAAGAAGCAAACGAGGCCGCAGCGGAGCTAAATGAGGCGCTGCAAACGGGCTTTGTGGTGATCGCGTCGAACGTGATCGAAGCGAGTGAACGGACTTTTGTGAGCTTCACGTTGTGGAAGCATGATGGTGATGATTGGGCCGAACAGGAGCTGGATAAGCTGGCCCGATGGGAAGCGGGCAACGCTGCACAGCGCGCTGAGGAGATCGCCCAGCACAACGATCAATTCCCCGATGCCTCTACCCTGCCCAACCATTTAGGCCCCTTGGAAGACTGAAGCGGGAAAGGACACGGGTGAAAGCTGATGCCAGAAGAGACGCAAAAAAAGACGATTGTCAACGTATGGACGGTTTACCGGATCGACGATGACGGTGAAGAAGCTGAAGAAGCGATCGCTGAATTTGGCCGCCCGCAGGACTGGGGCGACAACGGGCGCTGGATGTATCGCAAGTATGTGTTTGAGGCCGAGATCAACGGCGTGAAGTGGCGCAATGAAGTTCACTGCTGGGGAGAAAGACCCTTATCGGAAGCGGATCATATGGAACTCTTCGCCCCACTGGCGGCGCAGATGATGGAGCCGTGCCCGCCGGTGGAGCTGTGCAGCAACACGCACCTTGACGAAGACGACTTCTGGTCTGAGGACTGGGGGCCGCAGCCGCCCGTATTTGAGGACGATGACGATGCGTACTAACCCTGACGACGCGACTCGGGAAATCCCCAAGGTGGACGGCAGCAGCAACGGCACGCGCAGCACGCCTGATGTGGCGTGGCCGCCGCGGAAGGTGAGCATCCGGATCATGGCGCACCCGGACCAGATCGACGCGGTGATGGCGTCGATGGTGCGGGTGATGGGTGACGTGTTTGAGGTGCGGGAGATTTCGCGCACTTATGACAACAGCCACGACGGCGGCAAGCGGGTTTATGTGACCTGCCGCCTGCAACGCAAGTAGAGCAACACCCCGGGCGCGGGGGCTGAGGGGACCCCGCGCACCGGACTGCACACCCCTCACCCTATTCAAAATGGAGAAAGCAAGATCATGGCTAAGCCAATTGTTGTCAATATCACGAACGAAAAAGGCGGGACGGGCAAAACGACGCTGAGCGTCAACATGGCGTCAGGGCTGGCGGCACGCGGGCGGCGGGTGCTGGTGATTGACAGTGACCCGCAGGGACACGCGACGGTTCGACTAGGGATGAAAAAAGAGCCGTCGATTTACAACCTGCTGGTGCGTGATGAGGAATGGGCGCGCTGTGTGCGGGCTGTGCCGCCGGAGCGGTTCGGGATCCCCGGTGAGACGCTGCCGACGGGTAAGCTGTGGGTGGTTCCGTCGAACGTCGAAACGCGCAATATTGCCCAGAGCTTAGGCGATGCGATGGTGGTGCGCGAGCGACTGGAAGAGCTAGACGGGACGGTGGATGTGGTGATCATCGACACCAGCCCTACCCCGAGCTTGCTGCACGGCGCTTTCTACAGCGCGACGGACTACATTGTTTACCCGACTGAGCTGGCGTACACGTCGTTTGATGGGCTGGTGGAGAGCATCCGCCACCGGATGGCGGCAGACAAGGCGCGCGAGGCGAAGTGGGGAATCCCGCCGATCACGGTGGCCGGTGTGGTGCCGACGAAGTATCGCAGCCAGACGAACGAACAGAAGAGCAATCTGGATACGCTGCACCAGCAGTTCGGATCACTGGTGTGGAACCCGATCCCGATGCGGACTTTGTGGCAGGAAAGCGAAAGCCGCGCGCTGCCGGTATATGCAATGGACCCGAACAGCGAAGCGGCGGGCGATGTGTGGGAACTGGTAGACAGATTGGAGAGTGTGATTTATGCGCGGGCGTAAGGCTGACAAGGTCGATGTTTTTGGTGAACCCGATAAGACGGAGCTGGAACAGTTCACCGATGAGATTTACGGGGCGAGTGACCCGGGGTTGGAAACGGGGCGCGTGGTGGCGCGCCCCCTCTCGCTTGGCGATGTGTGGGCGGATGTGAAACAACCGCGGCGGGCGATCCCCGCGACTTTGCGCCTGCACTGGGACGGGAACCCGAACGACGTGGGCGCGCTGCTGGACGCTTGGGCGAAGGTGGCGGCGGTGGATGACCCCGCGGGCATCTTGACGAGCAGCGGGGACGGAGTGGACACAGACGGAATGCCGCCGGTGGCGGTGAACTATGTGGAACTGCTGCGGCTGGCGGGCGACATCCGACGGGTGGGACTCACGAACCCGATCAGCGTGGTGCGACACCAGAACGGGCAGTACGTGATCCAGAGCGGCGAACGGCGCTTTCTGGCTTACCACATACTACAACGGCAGTTCGGGGAGAAGTTTGCACGCATCCCCGCGATTGTGGTGGATGGACGCCACAACGTGTGGCGGCAGGCCAGCGAAAACACAGCGCGCCGGAGCCTGAACGCGATCGGCATGGCGCGGCAGCTGGCGCTGTTGATCATGGACAGCCGCGAGGGCATCGACGGGGTGCGCTACGACGATTACGAAACGCTGGTGGTGCAGGGTGGGAGTGACCGACGCTACTATGCACAGGTGGCGAACGGGAACATTCACCGCATCCCGAAGGGCATGGGGGAACGCATTCAGGCGGCGATGGGACTGAGTGAGAAACGCATTGCGGAGTATCGACGCCTGCTGAAGCTGACGGACGATGACGCGGTGAATGATGCGCTGTGGACGCGCGCGGACATTGAAGACTGGGCTGAAGGCTTCATGCGTGATGTCAGTACCTTACCAATTGGTAAGGTATCGGAAGTGATTGAGCGCCCGAATTGGACGGCGGAAGACCTGCGTACATTGATCGAACGCCCGGCGGCAGCGGCCCCGGCAGCGGCGCAGGGAACAGAAGTGGCGATTGTGGACCCCGAGGGGTGGACGATGGGCACGCCGGTCCAGCCGGTGACTCATCGTGATGTCTATGCGTGGACGCGCTTGGGCTTTGGCCGCTATAAGCCGATGTACAAGGCGGTATACAAACCGGGTGACCGCTGGTTTTTTGAACGGGTGCTGCGGACGGGTGAAGGCGATGTGCTGGCGGAAGTTCGCAGCGCGAACGGCGCGGCGTTCTACATCACACGCGATCTGCTGGTGAAGGCGGCCCCGGCATCACCAGCCCCTGCACGACGGGACAGCGCGCTGAGCGTGGGCCGGTATGTGTGGGTGGACGTGGACGGAGAAGCGAAATTCGGGGTGATCCGCTACGAGCGGGAGCAGAACGACGGGTCGAAACTCTACGGGGTGTTCAAATACGACGGCGGCAGCACGCATTATTATGCCGCCGGTGAGCTGACGCCGTTTGAAGGGTCGCTGCAAGATGTGGCGGCGGAAATCCACAAAGCGCGGGGAACGGTTCCGGCAGCGCCTGCACCGCCGAACGATGAAGCACCCGTGCCGATGCCCCCGCCGAACCTGCGGGACGAAAGCCAGACCGCGCACTACAACGACGAGCCGGACCCTGAGGGGTGGACCCCGCACATGCGGATGCGGACAAACCGCCGCGCGATGGTATGGGTGATGGGCAACAACGGTCTGTATGTGGCGACGGGTGAATATCTGGAGTTTGACTCGCAGGTGGCATACGTCAAATCGTTCAGCAGCGGCCAGAATATTCTGGCGCTGGTGCGGGCGGATGACGGGCGGATGCGGACTCTACTGCGCGAACGGCTGGTTCCGATTAGAGATAATCGGGAAAAGCCACAAAGCCAAGTTGAGCAAATGCAGCGGGCCATGAGTTCTGATAATGCGCCTTCTGCGGGGTCAGATGATCGGGTGATTGACCCCAATGCACCGCTGGCGAAAGCGCTGAATACTGCGGTGACGCTGGCGATGGTGTACGACAAGGGGGACTTTCAAACGCTGATCGCGGAGGCTGTGCGAATGACACAGGCGCAGGCTTCACAGATGAGCGAACGTGACGAGCTGGAGGGCTGGATGCAAGCGCTGGCCGAAGGCGTGGACGAACTGCTGGAAATTCTACGGGCAGACCTTGGCGAATACCTCAACTGGCTAGGCGATACGTACTAAACAGCCGTGGGGCTGGCTGACGCCGGCCAGCCCCCAACTTTCAATGAGGGATACAACATGTTGGCAGACTCGGATGCTTATCAGCTTAGCCGCTGGTTTGCAGGATTAACTTTCGATGATGGCGTGCCGGTGACCCCGGCGACGCGCTTGGCGGTGACCACGCTGGACAGCAGCAGCCGCGATGACATCCAGATTGCGCGGCGGCTTTTTGCGCCGGTGCTGGAACAAATTTTTAAGCAGGACCCGAAGACCCCGCCATATCGCAAGACGCTACAGGTGCGGCCTGAAGATGGCGCGTATATTCCCCCGCTACCGGCAGAAGCTCAACTGAGCGACAAGGCATTGAAGGCGGCGGAACAGGCCGCGCCGTGGTGGCACGAGACGACGGACTGGCTGATGGCACGATCACCCATGACGCCGCCGGTGTTCCTGCGCGCGGGGGCGGTGTGGCTGCTGTCGCTGGCGATCGCGCGGCGGACGTGCATCGAATTTCATGACCGGATCACCCCACTGCTTTATATGGTGTGGGTGGCGGAAACCTCAAAGTATGCGAAGTCTACAGGGCTTCGGGCGCTTCAGGCGATCATCAACCTGACGATGCCGCACATGCTGATCCCCGGGCAGACCAGCCCTGAGGGCATGATTGAGATGCTGAGCGGGCAGATGCCCACGAACTTCGAAAAATTGAGCCAGAGGGATCAGAAACTTGTAGTGGCGGGCCAACAGTTCGCCGGGCAGCGCGGAATCTTGCTGGACGAGTTCAGCAGCCTGCTGGGCAGTGCGAAAAAAGATTACATGCAGGGCTTTGTAGAACTGCTGATGCGGCTGTATGACGCGAACGACTTGGAACAGCACTACACCCGCAGCGGCGGCTTGGCGCTGATCAAGTACCCGGGCATCTCAATACTGGGGGCCACGACACCGGCAGCGGTGGCGCGGAATGTGGGCCATGAAGCGTGGGAAAACGGGGCGATGGCCCGCTACCTGATGATATTTCGGGATCGCCCCCAGCCGTATTCGACAGGCAACCTTGTGAGCGCGCCGCCTGAGCACATTATACACCCGATTCAAACGCTTCATCAAATGCTGCCAGTGATCAAAACGAATGACCCGCTGGACGATGAAGCCCGGTTTGACCCGCTGGTGGCCGCGGCGACAAAAGACGCGCGAGAGGCCTACATGCGATACACCCGCGCGGTGTATTACGACATGATTGAGGACGACCTCGACGAGCGGCTGCACGGGAACTACCGCCGCATGCACGTACAGGCGCTGAAGATGGCGCTGGCGCTGGCCACACTGGACTGGTCCTGCAACGGGGGCAAGGGTCAAATCACGATTGAGCTTGGGCATTTTGCGCTTGGGCAGATGATGGCAGAAGAAAGCCGCGCGAGCCTGCACCGGATGATGCCGGTGATCAGCCAGAGCACGGACAGCCGCACGCACCGCGATCTGATCAGCATTTTGCGCCACAGCCCGGGCGGGCTGACGGTGCGTGATCTGGTGCGGCGGACGGGACGCAATACCAACGAAATCCGCAGCGCTTTGGATGTGCTGGCGGATGCTGGTGAGGTGGACATTGTGGCGCATCAGCCTGCGAGCGGTCGCCCGACAAACCTCTATCGACTGCTTTAGTTGTGTCGGTCTACTGACACAACCCTGTAGTTTCGTCTTTTGACTTGTGTCATTTTGTTGACGAAAGTCTGTTAGTGGAAGGTCTTACAAGATGTTGGACGTTGAAGCGATCAAGGCACGGGTGGACGTTCGGGACGTGGTGGAGCGCGATCTCGGACGGCCTCATCACCGAGGCCACACCTACGATACGTACCGCTGCCCGCTGCACGGCGAGCAGAAGGGGTATTCGCTAGTGGTGTATGCGGATCACTGGCAATGCTACGGGAAATGCGGGAAGGCGGGGGATGCTATCGCATGGATGCGGGAGTATCACGGACTCGATTTTAAGCAGGCGGCGCTGGCGCTGGGCGCGGATGAGATGAAGGACGCGGCCCCCAAGCGGGTGAACGCCACAAAAAACGTCTGGAAAGAGGGGACCGAGCCGCCGCCGTGGGATTGGCAGTTTTTTGCGGATCAGGTGGTGGTGCGGGCGCAGAAGTATTTGTGGGGCAAAGGTGGGGCGGCAGCGCTTGAGTATTTGCACTGGCGCGGGCTGACGGACGAAATCATTGAGATGGCGGGGCTGGGGTATGTGCCCGCGCAGACGGAAGAGGATGAGAAATTCGGGCGCGTTTTGTACCCGGACTGGCTGAAACCGGACGGCAAGCCGGTGCGGGTGGCCAGCGGAATCACGCTGCCGCACTATGCCGAGGGGCATTTGTGGGGGGTGCGAATCCGGCGGATGCGTGGACAGATCAAATACGTGTCGATTGCCGGCGGGAAGGCGGCGCTTTACTGGAGCGACTTCATCACGGAGCAGCTACCGGTGATGATCGTGGAAGGCGAGTTCGACGCGCTGGTGCTGCATCAGGTGGTGGGTGACGTGATCAGCCCGGTGGCGCTGGCCAGCACGAGCAACGCGCGACTGGATAAGCGGTGGCTGGGGCGATTGATCACCGCGCCGGTGGTGCTGGCAAGGATGGACGCGGATGGGGCTGGCGCTAAGGCGCTGGAGAAGCTTCAAGCGCTGTCGCCGCGCATCCGAGCGGTGGGCGTGCCGCTGGAGAAAGATGTGAACGACTACTACCGGCTGTGCTTGCAGCACCCTGAGCCGCCTGCACGGGCGCGGATGCTGGCATGGGTGGCGCGGCTGCTGGAGGATGACGCGCTTATGCAGCAGGTGGTGGAAGATGCACACGGCGGTTAGGCCGCTGGTGACGATTGACCATGAACGGGGGGTGTATGTGGTGCGGTCTAAGGACCGCATCCAGACCGCTCCTTATAGCAGCCGCGAGACTGCGGCGCGGGTTGCCGAGTTTTATCGGTGGCGCGGGTGGGAAGTTCGCATTGTTGGAGAATCACAGAACCATGGAGATAGCAAGGTGACCACAGACAAGGCACGCCAGATCGAAGAAAGTTTGGTTAAGACACTGTGGAGAATCGACGCTTTTGGCACGGAGAAAGCGGACGGTCGCAGCCTGCGCGGGCTGCGTAAGCGCGGGTTGATCGACGAGCGGGGCGGCATCACCGCGGCGGGGCGAGAGCTGATGGCGGGGTATTCGCAGTTTGCTTTACAAACGCCTGATGAGTGGCTGAATGAGCCGCAAGAAGAAGAATTATCGGAAGTGAAAGTGACAGCGCCAGAGCCGGAGCCAGTGCGCCGTGACGTGGGGCGGGAGACACTGAAGGCGGTACGGGCGGGGCTGTTGAGATCGGTGAAGGGGTATTTGCCGAAGGACTTTCAGGGCGTGGTAGACGAGATCGAGCGCATCAATGACGTGCTGGAGGGGTGAGGCGATGGCGAGCGATGAAACACGGACGGAACATTATCAGCGCAGAATTGCAGAGGCTAAAGAGACGCTTGAGCGGGCGCAGAAGCTTTACGAGGCGACGCAGGACGCGCTGCTGACGGCCCGGATGGACCCGAAGGTGTCGAACGGGGAGTGCTCGCGGCTTTCGATGGCGGCGGAATCAGCGTTCGGTGAGGTGAAGCGGTGCAAGGCGGCCTATGATCGCGTGTGGGATGAGTGGATCAAGAGCGGCGCGCTGCCCGCTGAAGATCGCAAGAAGAAGGGGATGGGCGGGTGATGGGGAAAATTAGCAAAAGCCTGAAATACGATGACCCGACAGCCTTTGGTAAACGGTGGCCACGCATCGAACGTATCAAAGAGCGCACCGGCTTGGCGCTGGTGAGTGCAGATGAAACAATGTGGAAGATGGGGCCGATCCGTGCCAGTGTCGTGCTCACTTCAAAAAACGGTTTTTTTATGTCGATCCATGGGCGCGATCGGTATCCAACGTGGGATGAAATCGTGTGGTTACGCTACAACCTGCTGCCTGATGCGGCGCAGATGGTTTTGATCTTGCCCAACCTGAACCGGTACATCAATCTTGAGGACACACATCACAAATATGTGTTCACACTTGAACAGCAGGGATGGGCGCTTGATCCTGTGCCGATGTGTGCACACTGTAAAGCGCCCGTTCCGCTCAAGTTGACCGAGATTGAGGGCATTCAGGGCACGTTCGTTTGCGGCGATTGTGGGTACACGCAGTCGATTTGGATGGACTCTTGGAACGAGGATCACGGCAACGGTATGACGGCCAAAGGTGAGGGACGATGAGTGACGAGAGTGTGAACACGGCGATCACGTGCCCGCACTGCGGGGCGGCTGACCAGTGGAGCTGCTGGGACGAGCAGACGGAGATTTTTGAGGACCTTGAAACCGGCGAGGACTATGAAGCGCCGGTGGGGTATCTGAGGTGTAAAGCCTGCGGGAAGTCCTTCACGCATCACCACGAAAGCCCGAATAAGTGGCTGGGCACGTGGGACGAGGTTTATGGAGCCGAGGATGAGTGACTGCACTAAGCTGTTGTGCAAGTGCGGATGCGGGCGGGCGCTGCTGGCGGGACAGACGAACTGGGCGACTCCGGCGTGTGTGCTGCGGTCGATGATGACGGATGCGGCGCTGGTCGATGTGTTTGGCGGGGTGGAGGCGTTTGAAGCGGCGATTGCATCGCTTGAGGCGCGGACACTGGCGGAAATAGGAGAACCGCCGACAGAAGACGGGACATAGAACGGTTAAGAACGTAAAATTAAGAACACCCGTGTGATTGTGTTGCACGGGTGTTCTATTTTTAAGGTACAATCAATGTATTACATTGAGAGTACAGGGGGAAAATGCCATGTTTAGCGAATACATGGCTATGGTCTATGATGAAATCTTAAAAGCGGTGGTGCAGGCGCAGCGCGATTTGCGGCGCGGGGTGCTGCCGCGTGATGTGCAGGCGCGGCTTCCTTATTCACGGGCTGAAGGGAGCCTGCGGCGGGATATGCTGGCGATGTATGAATGTGGGCTGCTGGTGCGCGTGGGCGGGTATGGCGCGCGGCGGGGGTATCGTGTGCCGACGCGCACGGAATCCTTGGCATGGCGGGCGAACGGTGGCATGTGGCCGCCTTTTGCAGAGCGTGCGGGCGCGGTGGCGATGGCACTGGCTGTTTAATAATGTGATGTGTTGATGCTAGGCTGTATATAATTTCGCGTAGTGATAATAAAAATGGACGGGAGAGGGTCATTGATGCACGGACTCTCAGAGTGTTTAGGCGGTTGATTGTGGATAAATTGGGATACAACGTGCACGGCAACTATCTGCACGGTCGTGAAGCGGTGGTGGCGGCGCAGGTGAAAGCGACACAGCCGCGCACGGTGCTGGTGATGGACAACCTGAACGTGGCGGCCAGCGTGGGCGCGGCATCATCCGGGACGGAGATCGTGTTCCGTCACTATATGGATGATGAGATTTGGAAACGCATGACCCCGGCGGCGTGGATGGCGGAGCAGATGCGGTTTGCGCGCGATTACGGGTATACGCTGTATGTGCTGAACGAGCCGCCGATGACGCGCGAGGTGGTGGGGTGGCTGCTGGCGGTGGCTAAACTGTGTGTGAAGCACGGGTATCGGGCGGTGATCGGGAACTTTGGGGTTGGGCAGCCAGAGCCGCACGAGTGGGGCGCGATCGCCGCGCCGCTGCTGCGGTACATCGCGGAGAACTCCACGCTGCTGACACTGGGGCTGCACGAATATGCGCCGCTGCTGATGCAGTATGAAGCGACACGGGACCCGAACAGCTTCCCCGATAGTGTGCCGAACGTGACATGGCTGGTGGGCCGGTGGCGCTTCCTTAAAAGTGCATGGCCGAATGTGCCTATCATGATCACGGAATTCGGTTGGGACCGGATCGACGCGGTGCGCGAATGGCAAGAGCCGAGAATCGGCGGGTGGCCGAAGCACGCGGGCTACTTCACGAGCAGGCCGTACTGGGCGGCGCAGCAGGTGGGCGATGTGGAAGAATACGCGGCGCGTCAGGTGCGGTGGGCCATGAAGCGGTATTATGATGACCCGCAGATAAAAGCGGTGCTGCTGTGGTGCTTGGGCGGTGAAGAGCCGCATTGGAGTGACAGCGATATGACGCGCGTGCCGAAGTTCCTTGAGGCGCTGCGGGCTGGAAATACGGGCGGAACGGTTCCGAACCCGCCTGCACCGCTGTATAAAATTTTGAACATGGGCACACAGCTGGTGACAGCGATCACCGGCGGGGTGTCGGTGAACGTGCGGGCTGAACCGCATACGAGCGGGGCGCGGCTGGGCACGATTACGGTGGGCAGCACGATCCGGTATTACAGCGACTCGCTGGCGGAGGGTGGCATCTACACATGGAAGCGTTTGGAAAGTGGCGGATGGTTCGCTGATTACCCCGGGCTGACACTCTCGGAGGCATCGACGGACCCGATGCTGGCGCGGATCGCGGCGATGCGCCGTGAGCTGGACGCGCTGGAGAGTTTGGTGAGGTCACGACATGAGCAATTCGCGGCGGTTTGATTTAAGCCACGTGATCGACGTGGTGAAGCAGGTGGGCGCAAGCCCTGCTAAAATTGCGGCAGAGTTGGGCTGCTCTCGCGGGACAATCTACGGGTATTTGCGGCGCTACCCGGCGCTGCGCGAGGTGTTTGAAGCGGCACGTGGGGCTGCGGTCGATGATCGGGCGCAGTTTAGCAAAGAGGCGTTTGAGGCGGCGATTGCCGGTTCTCATGGCGTGAAGGCGGCGGTGGCGGCGGCGGTGGGGTGCAGCCGCGCGACGGTGGATAATGCGCTGAATCGGTGGCCAGAGCTGGCGGAGCAGCTGGAAGCATCGCGCGCGGGGTTGGTGTCGCTGGCGGTGAGCGCACTGGTGACGGACGTACAGACTCCGGCGAGCGAGGGGCATCAGCGCGCGTATATGTTTGTGCTGAAGACGATGGGCAAGGACGAGGGCTTTACCGAACGCAGCGAAGTGACCGGGGCGGACGGCGCGCCGCTGCTAGATTTGTCGCCGGAGACAATGCGCCTGCTTCAGCGGATGGGGTTGGACATGAGCCAAGTCAGCCGCCAATTTGAAGCGATGGTGCGGGCGGCGGCGGTGCAGAAAGGGCTTACAGAATGATGTTTATCGGAAGTGAATGGGTGTGAACGAGAGTGAGTTTGCGGCGGGGTTGTTTCGGGGGGTGTTCGGGGTGGACCCCCCTAAGCGTCAACGGTGGATCGACTGGACGCTTGAGCCGCGCTTGAATGATGGCACGCTGCCGCTGTATGAGATCGACAAGGCAGCGGGGCGGGTGGTGCTTAATTTGCATGAAGGCCAGATGCGCGCATGGGAGAACCCGGCGCGCTTTGTGTTTATGATCGCGGGCAAGCAGAGCGGGAAGACGATCTTCGGGCCGGTGTGGCTGCTGCGGACGATCATGCTGCTGGGCGCGGGGGATTATCTGGCGATCAGCGCGACGTATGACCTGTTCAAGTTGAAGCTGCTGCCCGCGCTCAAACAGTTCTTTGTGCATGATCTGGGCATTGCGCGGTACTGGTCGGGCGATCGCATCCTTGAGCTGCGGGACCCGGACACGGGCGAGTTTGGCGCATCGTTCGGGCATGAGCATGAAAAGATGTGGGGGCGGATCATCCTACGGTCGGCTGACAGTGAAGAGGGGTTACAGAGCGCGAGCGCGCTGGCGGCGTGGCTGGATGAGCCGGGGTTGTATTCGTCGGGCGTGTGGAAGGACGTTCGCGGGCGTCTCTCACTAGCGCAGGGGCCTGCACTGGGGACCACGACGCCTTATGACATGGGGTGGTTGAAGCAGCAAATCTATGACCCGTGGCAGGCGGGAGACCCTGAGATTGCGGTGATTCAGTTCAGCTCGGCGCTGTCGCCGTTCTTCGCTGCCGGTGAGTATGAGAGCCTGCGGCGGACGATGCAGCCGCATCAGTTCAGGATGGACTATGATGCCGAATTCGGGCGGCCTCCGGCGGGCATCTACGAGGACTTTATAGAGAAGCTGCGGACCGAGGGCGGTCACCTTGTGGAGCGGTTTGTGATCCCTGAGGACTGGCCACGGCTGGTGGCGATTGACCCCGGGATTGTGAACCCCGGCAAGCTGTGGATTGCCCACGATGTGGCACGGGATGAATACTACATCTATCGGGCGGAGAAGGGCGGCCTGCGGCGGACGAGCAAAGAACACGCGGCCTATGACGTGGAACGGGCGAAAGAAGGCCGTGAGCGCGTTATCTGGTGGGCGGTGGGGGCAAAATCGGAGAAATACTGGCGCGAGGACTACAAAGCGGCGGGGGCGAACGGTGTACGCGAGCCGGGCATCAGCGATGTGTGGGAGGGAATTGACCGCGGGGTGCAGCTGGTGCGCGAGCATCGCGTGTTTGTGATGCGTGATCTGGTCGATTTCATCGGTGAGATGCTGAGCTATGCGCGGGTGATCAAAAACGGCGAGCCGACGAACGAGATCAAAGACAAGAGCACGTATCACCTGATCGACGCTTACCGCTATTTTGCGGTGCAGGTGGTCCAGAAAAACAAATTGAGGGCGCAGGCTACAGTAGGAGCAAAGAGCTATGTTGGATAAGTTGCAAAAACTCCTGTTAGACGGGGGATACGTGGGTTCTACGTGGGCGGCAGAGATGCGCGATCGCGGGGCGCTGGTGGCGCTGTTCCGCGATTATTATGGGGGCGCTCACCGGCTGAAGCTCACCCGTGAGATGAAGGCCATGATGCAGATCACGGATGCCCGGCTGGACCGCTACAACGACAACTATTGTGAGATGGTGGTTGATGTGATGGCGGACCGGCTGGCGCTGGATACGATCCGCCCTGCGGGGTCTGATGACTTCGACGAGGCGCAGGCGTGGGCGGTGACTGTGTTGGAGCGTAACCGGATCGACGCGCTGCAAATCGCGGTACATGAAGCGGTGCTGCGGGATGGTGAGGCGTATGTGATGGTGCAGTACAGCGAGGACGGCATCACGCTGGCGCGCGAGCTGGCGTGGGACGGTAAAGCGGGCATCCTGCCGGTGTGGGACAAACGCGGCGAGAAGCTGGTGTGTGCGGTCAAAGTGTGGACGGAAGTGGACACACAGCGGGTGAATATCTACTATGTGGACCGCGTGGAAAAATACGACGTGCTGAGCGATGGCAATCTACGGCAGATTGCCATTGAAGAGACGGTGCGCGATGGGATGACGCCGGGTGTGCCGCTGATCGCGTTTCGTAATCGCGGCGGGGGGCGCAGTGAGCTGACGAACGTGATCCCGCTGCAAGACTCTCTCAACCGGACTCTATCGTCGATGGTGATGAGCGCCGAGCTGACCGCGTTCAGCATGTTGTTCGCGGTGGGGTTTGAGCCACCGGCCAGCATCACGCCGGGCATGGTGATCCATGCGGGGATGCTGGAGAACGGCAAGCCGGTGAAGCCGGAGACGCTGGAAGAAGCGCAGGCGTATTCTGCGATGCAGTCTACTTATAAGCTCCAGCGGATTGAGGCGGGGGACCTGTCTCAATTGATCGGGCAGGCGGAGTTCTTGATTGACCAGATCGCCACGGTCTCTAATACGCCGATCCCTAGCCAGATGGGCGGCAGCACGCAGAGCGGCGAGGCGCTGAAGCAGCGGGACGCGCGGCTTTTGGGCAAGGCGCGGCGGGCGCAGGTGCAGCTAGGGAACGCATGGGAAGATGTTCTTTGGCAGGCGTGGAAACAACAGGTGGTGTTTGGTGTGGCGCTGCCGCCGCGTGTGGACGGGTGGACCGCCCGTTGGAAGAGCGCCGAGGTGCGGAGTGATAGCGACGTGCGTGAGACTGCGAAAATGCTGCATGAGTGGGGGTATGAGCGCGAGGCGCTGCGGATTCTATCGTCGCTGTCGATGGTCGATTATTCGGAAGAGGACATTGACCGGCTGATGGCAGAAAAAACGGCGGAGAGCGCGGCGGCGCTGGGGGCGATCACCGGCGCGCTGCCCACATTCGGATAAGCGACATTCTGTGAAGTGAAAGCCCGCGAGACTGCGGGCTTTTTGATTCTGCTAGACCCCCTAATTATTAGGGGTATGTGTTTAGCGATAACGCTATATAATAGGTATATTGATAGCGATAACGCTAAGTATGAGGGCAAAATGATTACAGTGACATGCAAGGAATCAGGCATTAATTTTGAAGCGGCGACCAAGCGCACCCAGCAGCATCCCGATGTCGCAGCGCTCAAAAACGCGGCAAACAAAAACGGTAACTATCGTGAGGTCAACGAGGCGCTGTCCGCCGTTCGGAAAGCCGGTGGCTACAGCACAATCGAAGAATTCATGGCACTGGTTGAAAATCACATCAACGGTAAAAAAGAAGAACAAAATCGCCGCTCTATCGCCGCTGCACAGGCGCGCGAAAAAGAGAATGCCGA